GAAGAAGGCAGAGGTCAAGGCTGCGGCCTCTGCTGATCCTAATGATGTTATTGGTAGGATCGGAGAGAACCTTGGTAACTTCTTCGATGCTTTTGACAAGATTGAACAAGCATTCTGGGAAGAAGAACGTAAATCCAAGGTAGTCTACTCAGGTGACGAGTCTTTGGGCAAAAGAGCCTTAAACCGAGTCCTTATCCGCACACGCCTAGAGCAAATGCACGCAGAGATACGCCAGGAGATGACCTGGAATACTCCCCCAGAGCTAGGGGATCTCTGGAGCAGGTTTGAGAAGATGCGTGAGCAGATGATACAGGAGCAGGAACTAGCCAGAGAGAATCAACGCATTAAAGACCAACAGACAGCCTTCCGTAAGCGGGAGTTCATCAGCTTTATTGAGAATCAGGTGATATGGGCCGTGGCGCTCCTAATAATTACAATGTTCCTCAGCCTGTTATTGTGGTCGATAAAGCGACACAACGAAGGCTTACTTCGGCTATGGTTGGCTTAGTTGCATCATGGTTTGTTATCTTGGCTTTAGTGGTGACTCTGGGTTTCTTATACACGGAGATTCAGATTGCTAAAGGTTCAAACACTTATAAAGACAAAAGAATTCAGGCTCTTAAACATCAATACGAACAAGTTTGTCGAAAGGAAGACTAATGCTGACTCTACTATCTACCCTCATTTCTTTCCTCATGGGAGGCTTGCCTAAGCTTCTGGATTTCTTCCAGGATCGTTCAGACAAGAAACACGAGCTTCAGCTTGCACAGATGCAGACTGAGCGAGAACTTGCCATGCTTGAGAAGGGCTACGCTGCTCAGGTTAAGGTGGAGGAGATCCGCTTAGATGAGATTAAAACCTCCAGTGCGGCTGAGACTAACCAAGCCATCATCGGTGCTCAGCAGGCTGAGATGCAAGCCATCTATGCCCACGATATGAGCTTGAATGAGGGTACTTCTCAGTGGGTGAAGAACGCTCGTGCACTCGTGAGGCCTCTGATTACCTATGGTTTCTTCCTGTTGTTGGTCTTGATTGATTTAGGTCTGTTCATCCACGGTTACAACAGTGGTGCATCCTTTGTTGAAATGAGCGAACAGTTGTGGGATAATGACACCCAAGCGTTGTTTGCATCCATTATTGCATTCCACTTTGGTGGTCGGGCTTTTGGAAAATGATTAGCGATAAAGCTATTGAGATGATTAAGCACCATGAAGGGGTTAGGCAGCTTCCATATCGTTGCCCTGCTCTGTTGTGGACTGTTGGTGTTGGTCATGTCATTGATCCGAATCATATCAAAGTACCTCTAGAACAACGTAAACAACTACCTATTCCTGAAGGTTGGGATAGGAAGCTTACAATGGAGGAAGTCAATGCGATTCTTAAGAAAGATCTCGACTCTTTTGTCAGAGGTGTTCTACGACTGTGTCCTAATAGCGCTGGCAATCAAGGCCACCTTGATGCTCTTACCAGCTTTAGCTTTAATGTGGGACTAGGTAACCTACAGAAGTCCACCATTCGGATGAAGTACAACCGAGGTGACTATGAAGGAGCTGCTGAAAGCTTCCTAGACTGGACTAAGGCAGGTGGTAAGGTACTGAATGGTCTTGTCAAGCGAAGGAACGATGAAAGAGCACTCTTTCTGAGCACACCATAAAAGAAGCCCTCTTTCGAGGGCTTTTTAGTTACCAGATGAAACAGATTGTTAATATACCTAGATGAAGGTAAATAACTTGGTTTGGTTCAGTATCAAAGTCAGGTAGTTCTTCTTCGTGAGGAGTCACGTAGATGCTATCCGCTTCAATGCCAAACACAAGACCAGCCTTAAATTCAAAGTCTACTAACATTACCAATGCCTCCAAGTGTTAGCGATGATGTGGAGACAAGTTATCATCTCCACGATCCTCATAAGTACAACAGCCTTAGAAGGCAATTTCACAGGCTCCAGCAGTGCAGGAAAGCATCTGAGCACCTTCCACATTGTCAGTTCCCTCGATGAACTTTTCCCAATCAATGTTGTCAGGCATACGCAGCGTTAGCGTCAGGAACTCACCAAGAGTGATCTCCTCATAAGGAGCCTGACGATACGTACCACCATCGTAGGGCAGGTACGACACACCAGTGACCTCATCGAAGTGATCCCAAGTCCATGCTCCAACCTTAGGCCACTCATTCTCGTTCACAGAGATGGTCACAGAAGGCTTATGCTCACACCAGTGACGCTGGAATACCAACCACAGATCCAGGTGCTCAATAGCGGTCAGATCCTCTCGTAGAACCGCACCATCGGCCACCTTCTGAGGAAAGCTAAACACAGTGGTAGAGTCAGGCTTCATAACGCAAGGCTCAGAAGGGAATCCCTGAGCTTTGAGGAAGTCAGTCAGAGGGTCTTTGTTGTCAGAACGAACACGGCGAATGTAATGCTTACTATGCTGGGGATGGATACCACTAGCAGTTCCAGTGAGCTGAGACACAGTACCTTCCGGTTTAACGCAAGTGATAGCGGCAGACACAGGGATGCCAAGATCGTCAGCCAAGCTAGCATTTGTACTAATAGCCACATTCTTCAGTTCCTCCAAACGTTTAGGTAGATCCATATCATAGGCACTGTTAAGCAACGGATTGTCCAAGATACCAGTCATAGACACGCCCAACAAACGTTCCTCTTCAGTGTTGGTCTGCCAGATCTTCCGCAGGTACGGGAAGTGGGTCATGGTCGATTGAAAAGTCCCCAGAATAGTTGCCAGACGCACTTTGTTACGAAGTGTATCCATAGTATCGCCACTACGCACAATAACAGAGGATAGGTTACAGAATTGATAAGGCCGAAGGATAATTTCTGAGCAAGGATTAGTGCCCCATTCTTTGCCCAAGTTACGGCGACCATTCTTTTCTGCTTGAAGTTCTGAAGCATAGCGGTTAAAGATTCCTCGCTCACCAGAGTGTGATTCATAAATGTTAGACCATTCACGCATGAACTGACCAACGTCAGGTTTTACCTCGTACACGGCGCTGTTGTTAGCCAAGGCTCGTTGACCATTGCCATCCCACCAGTTACCTGCCTTAGCGTGAGCCATACGATCATCACCCAGGTCAGACAGAGAGATCATGGCACTACGGCGCACTCCACCAACGACAACAACTTCCCCGATTTTACAGAGAATATCGTGGCACTCGATTGTGTGCAGCTTACGCCCAACAGCTCCTTTGAACTTATTAGTGACATACTTGAACAAGTCCACCAAGGGTTCTGGGCCTGAGGCTCGTCCTCCAAAAGTCTTAAGGCGTGTTCCGGCAGGACGAACTGCGGATACATCCCACTTTGGGATCTCTCCAGCGTAAAGCAAGGCGATAACTTGACGCAACGCTTTTGCCCATCCTTCCTTGGAGTCTTTAACAACAATAGTAGTATTGCTGTCGTACAGCTTTTCAGGAATTTCTGGTAGTTTGTTAACATATTTCTGCTCCACGCTAAAGCCCACACCAGTGCCACACAAGAGGATGTACATAGCCTCGTCAAAGGCTTTAGGATCATCAATGGGCAGGTAGGAGCAGTTATAACCAGCGATGTTCTGACGCTCCAAAGCCTCTCCTGCGGTCATAATCGAGCGCATCGAAGGCATAACCTCCAGGTTAACCACAGCCTGCTCAAGCTCATAACGCAGGGCAGGACTAAGGGTGTAATTCTGTTTGTCTTTGTTTTATTCTGCATGTCCAATCATCCTTTTAGCTTTCATGTGGTGGTTTTCTGCTCCACCCATTAGTAGTGAAATTCGTTTGTATCCGTAACCCATTTGATTAAGCACTTTTGCAAAAGATGCAAGTTCTTTATCATAAGAACGTCCTCGCTGCCAGTGCTCTGGATTGCCCAGTTCGTTTAGTTTTGGCCGTTCACTTTTAATAATTCCTGCTTCTATCTCAAGTGCTTCTTTTTTAGTCAGTTTATTGTGTTCGATCTTTACAATATCGGCTAAGGTGTAACCTTCCTTGTAAAGTTCTTCCAACCAAAGAACGTGGGCTTCTTTACGCTGGTTTCGCCTACAACACCAAGCTCTGTCATATTGACCTATCCCCACATAAGGCCTAGAGTTATCCCTAGGATCTATGTGAGAATAGACATAAAAAGTATTGTCTGTCATCATTTTCCTTCTTCTAGTTCAATCAGCTTTTCAAGATAGTGGATGGCTTTCTTGAGGTCGTTTATACCGCCCTTGTCTCTCCAGCGGGACACGTATTTTACGCAGTTTCCAGTAAAATAGCAAAGGTTATTTGCATGAATATAGTCCCAAGGCTGTATTTCTTTGTCACTATAGTGA